CTTGCCCGCGGCTGTATTCTCCGGACTCTGTCAGCTCGGCGCCGAGAGCCTCTTCGAGAGCTTCGAGCGCATTGTCTAGATCCGCAGGCGATCTCTTCATCTGGAGACAGTTTGTCGTCGTCGATGTGCTCAAGGCAGTCCGCAAGCTCATCAGCTGTGTTCTCGAATCTGCAGTATGACATGTTGGCCATTGCTATCTCCTCACTTCATTCCCGCTTTGACACGCAAGTAGAGAATAACGCTTATTATCACGAGTGCGCAACCAAATAGTAGCGTAATGTCGGACATTTTATGTCTTTCGGCTGCGCGTACTGGCGCGGCTCATGCAGTTGACGCAAAAGCACAGCTCGTCGTGCTCATCATACCAGGGCATGCTGTCCCAGCGTGCAAGTTGCTCTTGAAGTGTGAGCTTACGCGTAGCGCACGTAGCCGATTGCTCGTGCTGCATACGAGTAGCCGTGTTAGCAAGCCACTGTGCGTATCTATGCAGGCCAGCTTCGTGGTAGCTTTCGGCACAATACCGGAGATTTGCAATTAGTAGCATGATGTTTTGTAGCTATTGCTATTTGCATGCCAGTTTGCAAGCTACTTGCAAAATATTGAAATCATTATGTTTTGCTTAGCGCACTGTAGCTATAGCTGCGTAATAGGTTGCGCACTTTGACGCGCTAACTGCGCAGTATTCTACGCACCCTGCGAAATTGTTTGCCTAGCTCTCCGACACGCGTAGCATAACGTATCGTGTTGCTGAAACACGTGTGGCGCATCGGCACTGAAGTAGTCTAGCCAGTGCCCCGCTACTTGCGCGCTATAGTCGCAAGCTGGACACATCACACAATGTGTGACTTCGGCTAACACCGTAGGCGCCGCGGAGATAAACAGTAGCGCAGCTAACATCAGAAGGGTATCCCAGAGGCAAACCAGTCGGAGCACCCGACGATGATTACCTCAGTTGGCGGGCGCTCACCAAAGTGTTCACAGCGGGGCTCCCGCAAATCTTCGCCTTTGTTGTCCACATGTTCTTTCCAATGATCGCAATTCCAACAGCAACGCCAGCGTCCTGCCAGGATTTCGCGCATCTGTAAGCGAGGAACATCGATGATAGGCACAGTCATTTTCGTACCGAACGCAAGGCGCTCACAGCAATAACGAGCAGTAGCGCGGCCAAAGCTGTGTCTGCCATCCAAAAGCAACTAGAAGACATGACCTCGTACCTCCGGATATTGTTTGTTGATCCACACTCGGATTATCTTCGGGACCCGCAATTCCGTCAAGCGCTTCATCGCCTCCATCACTGTGCGCGGAGGCTGCGTATTGGCGTGTTCGCGCCACCATGTATGCGCCCTGTGCCTTGGGAATCCCTCATGCTCGAAGCATAGCCATTCGTGGAATATGCGTAGTCCACAATGATAGCTTGCCTTCAAGCTTTCACGCCGCGATTCGGCGCTTGTGTTGTCTCCGGCAAACTGGCGTTTGGTGTGAATGTGGTAGGATACGCGGTCTACCGGAACGTCGATGATTTCCGGAGCACTGTCACGCTTTAGGATCTCGTCTGTTGCCGCTTGCGCTTTGAATCGGACTTTGATCTGGAAGGCGGCTCCGCAGTAGGGACAGACTCGCGCGCTCGCATGACAGTAACTGTGGCATCCTTCACAGACCTTAACAGGAGCCTCGCCCTTGCCTGCGCCTTTTTTCTTAGGTGTGACAGGATCGTTAACCGGGCCGAGGCGCCGAACATTGCCAGCGAAGTCGAGAACCAAGCAATTGGGTTTTTGTGACGCTTTGATGGCATCTAGTCTACCCTTCGTTGTGGACAAGTCGAAGCCGTGAGCGTACACAGCGCGCCCTCCGCGACCTAGCATTTGTACATGTAGACCCGGGGATACTGTCGGGCGCAGCATTAGTATCAGGTCAATGGCGGGGAAGTCGAATCCGGTAGTCAGCACTCCGTTATTGAAGCACGCGCGAAACTCACCCGCACGAAAGGCAGCAATGCGCGCATCCCGCTCAGCGTCCGGCATCTTGCTGTGGACAACCGTAGAGCTGACACCCATTTCGGTGCAGAACTGAGCACAATGCTCGGCGTGTTCAATACCGCTTGCGAAGCCGAGCCAGTGCGATCTATTGCCGCCTAGTCGCAAGGCCTCTGCAAGTGCCGCCCGCGTGACCTCCGCTTTGTCTACTGCGCCCTGCAGCTGCTTTTGATTGTATTCGCCTTGTCGAATCTGTACGCCTTCAACGGACAACTCTGTTTCAGTTGGCCGCGCAATAAGCGGACACAGATAGCCTTCATCGACAAACCAGTTGAAGACATCCATCGCCGTCATATCCGCAGCTACGTCGGTGAAGAGGCCCCCATCCGTCAGATCGCCTTGTCCTAGCCTGTAGTGTGTTGCGGTCAAGCCGATCACCTTAAGTCGTGGATTGGTCGCCCGCAAGTCGCGCAGTAGTGTTTGATACATGGTGTCTTCTTTGGGGGACACCAAGTGGCATTCGTCAATGACAACAAAGTCTATGAAGCCGAAAGCCGACGCACAGTCTATTACAGATCCAATGCCTGCCACCGTGATAGGTGCGTAGGCTTCTTTGCGCCCAAGACCGGCGGAGTAGACTCCCACAGGAGCCGTCGGCCACAAACGCAACAGACACGTCAGATCCTGCTGTAGTATTTCCTTGACGTGCGAAAGCAGCATGCACCGCGTGCGCGGATACTGTTGAAAAGCTTCCTTCAAAAATTGCGCGATTACCACAGACTTGCCGGTTCCGGTCGGCATTGCCACAATCGGGTGGCCGGTGTTGCCTTCGGCGAAGTATCGCCAGAGACAATCAACACCGTACTGTTGGTAATCGCGCGGCTGCACAGTAGCTACTCGACATCGCGCGGGATAGCAACCCGCATACATTCTCCCGATTCGCCTGGCATGCGCACGTAGATCGCTTGCTCTTCTCGATAGCCGCACAGTACGCGGCGACCGTAGACCAGATCGTCAAGTGTGCGGTTAAATAGCAATCGTGATTTGCACGCAGCATCGCACACAATTTTTGCGGGAGGCATGCGTACCAGTCGCCGAGGCTTCGCCTCGACTGTTGTCACGAACATTGCGACGATGATTGTGGTCAGTACTGCTCTAATCACGTTGACTCCTCTTTTTGACATCTTTCGGACGCATCCATTTGAGACAGAGTTGATAATCTTCGCGGCTAATGAATTCGGCTTCGTTCGTACGCAGCAATGCAATCAACAAACTCACCGTCATACTGGGCTGGCCTGTGATTGTTGTCAGCGGCACGGCTGCACGCTGTACTGAGCACACCCGGCAAGCTGTGCGTGCTTGTCTAGCATTCGGTTTTGGTGCCTGTCACACGTCCATGTGCCGTCGGAATTTGTGGCAACGAAAGAACATGTTCGACAGTTGCGCGAGGCCTCGGTTTTGTTGTAGCAGACTAGCGCTTTGTCACAGAATCTGCATTGCCACCATGTGGGGTCGTTTTTGATTCTGGCCGGCGGAGTACGGTCGAAGATGATGCTCGCTGCGCGATTGGCGAATGTGTTGCTAATAGCTGCGTCAGCTGCGATGATCTCTCCATACAGAGCGTCGTCGTCTTTGCATACTGCCATGTACAAACCGTTATTCAACTGGTATGCGGACATGTACATTTGCATTTGCACGTAATGCCGAAACTTGGACGTACGAACGCCTTCCCCCTGCCAGGCGTTGTTTGAAGGATCGCGCTGGTAATCTAGCCAATTGGCTCCGGCGAGTTTGTAGAAGGATTTGCGATCGTGCGTTTTGAATTCGCACAGCACAGGACCTTCGACATCAGGAATCTGCTCGGCAACGCCATCGAGCGATCCTCCGAAGTGACCGCCATGCATGACGATCTGGAATTGCTTTCTGTCAGTTCCGTATTGGTGCAGTTTGATTCCAGCTGCGCCGAGCATGGCCGCAAAGCGCGGTTCTTCAAGATGCCCGCGATTGAACAGTCGAAGTATACGATCACTGTGGCGCGGCTTTACGGCCCAATGAAAGCCGTACCACAACGCCCGCGCGCAATCCTCGCCAATAACCGAAGCGCCTAGATGTGTCCGAAAAGGAAACTCCTCACCGCGATAGGCATCTTCGGCAAGCGGTATTAGCTGACGGAGTAGGGTACGAAACCTAGCTCCTTGGTCAACCTCAGTCGCTCGCTCAATCGCAGCTAGCGTCTTATGTGCAATGTGGATCATGCTGTTTCCTTTGGGCGCTCCAAGGCATGCGCCACGCGAAAGAAGGAATCTTCGTCTAGTTCAGGCTTGGCGCCAATGCGCGCGGCTAGCATTTCCAGTGACTTACGATCTTCATTTAGAAGGCGCCACAGTGTGACAGCAGGATTGTCCGCCGAAAAAGCAGCAGTCCAGGAAGGGATCACAGCTTTTCCTCGCGCATGCTGGCGAGCATCTTTGCTGGCGCCCAGTCACGTTCTCCCGCGGGAACAATCGCAAGCCTCAAAGCTTGAACAGCTTCAAACGCAGCCATAACTGCGTCGCGAACGTTGTTTGGGCCGCCCTCGCGCAACTGTGCCGCAAACGCCGAAGCCCACACAAGTTTCTCACTCTTAGTTAGCATTGTGTCTCCTTTTCGGGGAAAGGGTCGGATTCGAACCGAACCGCATTTGCGCTACTTCCAACTAGCAGCCTCTCCTTGGCACCGGTGTAGTGGGTGCCGTACCTCGAAAAAAAGCCCCGCAGCGATGTCACGGCTTGCTTGCACCCCAGCAGACAAGAGCGCATCGCCGCGGGGCAAAGAAGCTACTTACGCCATGGAGGCACAGGACCTGCGGCGGGGATCGGTTGCGTCGCTTGCTGCGGAGCGGGCGGCGACCACGCTGGGGCGGCAGGTTGCTGGCCTTGCGGCTGCATAGGGGCGATGCCCCAAGGTGGCGCGGATGCTTGTTGTACCGGAACCGAAGGCACCAACGTGTTCGGTGGCGTAGCAGCAACAGGCGCCTGCGGAGGTAGAGAAGGATTCAAGCCGAAAGGCACAGCAGGCGTAGAGGGCGCCGCCTGCGTGGTCGGAGTGGGATCTTGAATGTGCTTCACCGCTTTGACGATGTTGCGCGCCTCGTAACCCTCGTCCTTGCGGATACCCAACTTGACCTTGAAGGGAATGCCGTGCAATTGCGCCGAATCTTGTAGAACAAACACTCCCGTCGCGTGACAGTACGCAGATAGCTGACGATGCGCGATCTCGGTGGCTTGCACCGACTTATTCCACAGGTTCAAGAGGTCAAACACCTTGCGCCCCTTGTGGTCACCGTCGATCACCTCCAATTCCAATTGGAGGTAGCCCGACTCATTGTCTTTTGTCGGCTTCGCTTCGCTGTTGGCGATGTTCGCGATATACCAAGCCTCGGGAAGTGGCTCGAAAGCTTCGTTGGGTTTGACAGTACGCGCGTCAAATGGTTGCTGAAAGAGTTGCATTGTCTGTGTTCTCCTATCGGTGGTGGTATCGTTGTCCCAATGTGAAAAAGTGTGTAGCTCAGACGGTGTTCTATCTTCTAGCCAATGATCAAACATGACCAATAATCTTGTGGATGATTGCGGTCAAATCGGGCTGTTCATAAACGGCAAGGCGGCCTGACACGTCTTTGCCGTCATATTGCGAATCCGCGTGCGTCTGAAGAAAGTGAACGGGAGCCCCTTGGGCATCACGCTCAATTCGCATCGCGAACACTTCATCAAACATGTACGGTAGCTGAGGCCCGAGTTTTTGTCCAGGCATTGCAGGCTGGTACAGCATGATTCCTGTCGCTTCGTCCTTTGAACGTTCTTGCTTGGCACTCATATAGACGTGCTTGGGCAAATCTCGGAACGCTCGTACCCACCCCAGCATCTGGTCCAGCATGTCTCCGTATGCGCGTTGTACGGCACGTTGATCCTTGGCCCCAACTTTCAGGCCGGCAAGCAATACATCTGCGATCTCAGTGAGAGAGTCAATACAAATCGTATCGAAGTGAGGCCAATTGGTGGGGGAGGCGCACCATTGGTAGACTTGTGCGAGCTTTGCTAAGCTCTCAACGCGTTGGACTGGAATAGCGTAGCCGCGCAGGGATAGCACACGAGGCTCAGCAGCTAGAATGATTGGGCGGGGGGCGGTCGCGCAGAGTTGTGTCTTGCCTACACCGCTTTTGCCGTACACAAGCAGCTTAACTCCGTTCGCGTCTGCAAGCTGCTGCGTCGTAGTCCAAACAAGATCGCTCATGCTTGTGCCTGCAGTTGCACGATCTGTCTCTTGATTGCCCGCAGTTCACCAGACAGCCAAGTGACCTCCCAGGAAATGTCGATTTTGTCGGTTCGTCGTTTGGCGAATAGTTCGCGCAAATTCGATTCGAGACGAGCTTTCTGGGCCAGCGCCTGACGTAGCAATGTTACTGCGGCGTATACCGGTTGATTCTTCCCTGTGTACTCCTCAGTGCGTTTGTACAATATTGCCGGCTTCCAGTGTGTTCCGTGTTTTTTCATCTCGTAGTCTCAACTTCAGGAGTTGGCTGCGCATCTTCATAGTCGTACGGCTTCCACGGCGTTTGGATGTTCACATTGAACAATTCTGGGTAGCTGATGAGTAGATCGCCAATTGCTTCGGATGCGTTCGAGCCGTAGCCGCACAGCAAACTATGTTCACCTACTTTGGCTTGAAAAAGTGTCGCCGCTGAGACAGCGCTTGTACGTGTAACATTGATTTTGATTCGCATGCTTACTCCTTAGTGAACTGATACTTTCCAATTCGTTGCCGCGAGAATCCCACGTGTGTCGTCTGCCAGTGAGCTGCCATCGCGAAGCTCAGTGCTGTTTTGCGGGCTTGGGCACATGCAGCACATCGCGCGAACACCTTCCCGCACTCCGCGCATTGCAACTGAATAATAGCATTTGCTGGGGCGCCGACGTGGCGCTTGTCATTGCACGGTTGTTTCACGGCTTGTTACCCAGCCAGTTGCGCGTGTAGCGTTCACCCATTCCGAGTTGGCGATCGGGGAAGCAAGCTGACGCTGTTCCAATGTGAAAGCCGAGCGAGGGCACATGGACTGCGTAGCTGTTTCTGGGCGCACAATGGTAGTGGATCAATAGCGATAGGCGCACATCCGAACAATTTCGGCCATTGTCACCGTATGCTTCTTTGTGGGCACGAATTCCTCGACAGTTTTCGATGAAGGTTGAAAACCAATTTAAATCAGCCACTTGGTGCACTATGCTGTAGTGAATTAACAGCAATTGATTTCCCCACCAACCACGACCGTCACAACCTAGTGCAGATCGTGTATACAATCCATTGGGTGAGTCGGGATCCATTTCCCGCATGTCGCAAAAAGAAATCACCGCCACGTGCTCTGGCCAAGCTCCGGGTTGCAATAGACGCGCTATCGCGTCTGGTAGCTCAGGATGCAGTATTACATCATCCTCAGCAAACAATAGGTGCCGCTTATCCCCACGTTTGCCAGGCGCATAGTTGGCTCGATCTGCCATGATGAAAGCTCTGCGAGTTTGCTCTGCTGCGCCTAAGTGGTCTGTGTCGCAGATATGGTATACACAATCGAAACGCGAACCAAATTGGTCGAAATTGGTCCTAGGCTCTCGTGACGGTACACTTAGGATCAATGGAATTACAGGCAGTGGTCTAGTCATTGGGTCTCCAGTCGTATATCCGGCCAACACAAGTATTAGCGTCTTGTTTCCAAGGTTGTATAAGGGACCGCAGAGTGACCTTAGCCGCTTGCGTGTTGTAGGCCTCTGCTGGGAAACCTATAACAGCATCGTCAGTACCTCCCGGAACTCGCGTTGGTTTGTCTAACAGTTGTAGTGTTTCGTCGTATTTCATACTGCGTTGATTCTTGTTAACGCCGCACAGCGGTTGTTTTAGGTTGACAATTTGGACAAGTCTCTTTTGGCGCTACCGCAAACCAAGTGAGTCCACACTTCTTGCACGTTTTTCGATACTTCATCCTATCCTTTTTTCTTCGGCGGTACAAGCTCCATTGTAGGCAAACCAGGCGTTGTCGTCAGACAAGCGTCGAATACCTGACGTGCTTCGGCGGTTAGTTCGTGGTACTCGCGTAGTTTGAGCACCGGCTTCCACTCGACCAAGCTGTCGAGCGATACACGCAGCGCTTGCAGCGGAGCATGCAGGCTGGCCAACACCGCGAGATCGATTTCGCGCTTGTACGGCGTCTTGTACCTGAGCGCCCATCCTTCGCTCAATTCGAACGTTTGCTGACGTTCGTCAGCGAGGAATCCGAATACAGCGAAAGTTTCTTTCCGGATTCGTTTCTCTTCTTCGATCGTCTTTTTTGCACTTTCGACAGCGCACAGGGCTATGTTCCACTTGGCTAGTGCAGCTTGCTGCTTAGCGGTCAACTTCATCATGCTACCTCGCACGCGTCCCAAATGGCCTCGGCGACACAGAGCAACGTTGCCATGGCCGCGTTGGCACTTGCGAAATGATTGTGCGTCCAACCGTTGGGACTGAAACCGTAGCCGCCAAAATTACGCGTCTCCAGGGAGACGACTGCGCTGACGGTGCCGCCTGCGATTGTCTTCTTCTCCAGTTCAATACTTGCTAATACGGCCACACGTATGCGGCAGCCAGCAGCAACCGCTATGTTACGTGCAATTTGTTGTGGGGTCAACTGAGGTGCTTCGCTAGTTGCCATCGCGCGCCTCCTTTGCCAAATCGTCAACTGTGAACACCTCAGTCGTGCCGTCAGCGTAGTAGACTACCGCACCGCAAACTGACGTTGGTTTCCAAGATACTGCGTGAGCGAATCCTCGCGTACGATTCACGCTGTATTCGCAGCTGCGCGCCAAGGATGTCAATGTCCGACTAGCTAGCTCCATGGTGAACATGTTACACCGCCTCCCAGTGCGACCAACCCGACTGCGTCTTGTGCGACGTGTATAGCCGTCCGTCGATGCCCACAGCCGTACGATGGTCAGCTATCTGCGAGACAACGCGATAGCTGGGCTTGGGACGCGTATGGCGAGGCGACTTGTGCTTGCGATTGCGCTCGCGCGCCAAGTCCTTCGCCAAGGGCGTGACCAGCTTCGGATCCTTTCGCGTATGTCCGTTGGCGTTGCGGTGTAGCGTGACAGCCTTCGAGTCAACCACTGACGATGTGCGTGACGTATTCATTTTGTCTCCGTTGCTGGGGTTTGCCAAACTCGAAAGCGGCGCGGGGGTCACCCTGACGACTTACGCTTTCAATCCTGACAAGGTTCATTCTGAGACATCCCGGAGTGGTTGTCAAGATATTCCTACGAATATATTCGCAACCAAATCCTGTTGATTTCTCTCGGAAATTCTCCAATACTCGCGCCATGCCGCAAAACAAACATCTTCCTGCGGAGTCCGCTTCGATTGGAAGCCTACACCGTCTTACATTTGACTTGCTGCATGAATCTGAGGAGACCACATTTAGTATCGCGCGAGCAACACAGCTGAGCTACAGCTGGCTGGCTGCATTTTCCTCGGGACGCATGTGCAATCCCAGTGTAAGCAAAGTTCAGCGACTATACGAGTACCTTACAGGATCGCCTCTTCAACTCGCGAGGTAGCACTATGCGGAGTCGTATTCCCGCCGAGTTGAAAGCACTGCCTCAATGGGTATGTTGCCGGCCTGATAAAGTGCCGCTCAATGCGCATACAGGCTATCGTGCAAGTCCTACAGACGCATCGACATGGGGAACCTTCGAGCAAGCACTATCCACACAGTTGTGGATCGGCTTTGTCTTGTCGGCTGATGATCCGTACACAGTCATTGACCTTGACGACAAGGGGAACCTCACCCGCGAGCAGCAAGACGTGCATGCGCGCATCTTGTCTGCCTTCTCTGACACGTACATAGAGCGTTCAATCAACGGTCGCGGCTTTCACATTTGGTGCCGAGGTTCTGTGTCAGAAGCAATCAAGCGCGATTCGGTAGAGGTCTACTCGCGCGATCGCTACATCATCTGCACCGGCGATGTCGCCGCAGACAATGCTATTGTGGACAAGCAAGCATTGCTCACGCAGTTGGTAGGTGAGATGCGTCCCCCGGCGCCTTCAACCTTTGTCGACCAATCGGCCAGCCTGGCTGACGACGATATTTGGCGTATGGCAAGCACTGCTGCGAATGCATCCAAATTCGTGGGTTTGTGCGACGGGGACTGGCAAGCGCTAGGATATCCGAGCCAGTCAGAAGCCGATGAAGCTCTGCTTTCGATTCTGGCGTTCTACAGTAAGAGTAATGAACAGTGTATTCGCATGTTCCGGCAGACCGCGCTCGCCAATCGGGCAAAGGCTGCACGCAATGACTACCTAGAGCGTACACTACGCAAGGTGCGGTCGACAGAAATACCACCGGTAGACCTATCAGCGCTGACTAGTCCGATTAATGCTGCGTTGCCGGTCAATCAAGCCAAAGCATTTGCTCGGCCACCCGGACTCGTAGGCGATATCGCAGACTACATCTATGCAACCGCGGTAAGGCCCGTTCCGGAAATTGCTTTGGCCGGCGCCATCGCACTTGTGGCTGGGGTAAGCGGACGAAGCTACAACATAAGCAGCACAGGTCTCAATCAATACATCATCGTGTTGGCTCCCACAGGAACGGGTAAGGAAGGTGCCGCGCAAGGTGTAGATAAGCTCGTTACAGCGGTCCGCCAGATTGTTCCCAGCATCGACACCTTCATTGGCCCAAGAACCTTTGCTTCTGGTCAAGGTCTGTCGCGGGTGCTTGAACATCAATCTTGCTTCGTTTCTTTTCTTGGAGAATTTGGATTGACTCTGCAACAGATTTGTGACCCGCAGCCAAGTTCTGCTGAATTGGCTTTGCGGCAGATGCTACTTGACCTCTATTCCAAATCAGGATGGGCGCAGCTACTACGCACGGTCGCTTATTCCGACCGTGACAAGAACGTGAAAGAAGTGCAGGCGCCTGCCGTCACAATCTTCGGCGAATCAACACCAGAAACATTCTTCGACAATCTATCCGCGACCCACGTTGCCTCAGGACTGATACCGCGTTTCTCTGTGATAGAGTATCGCGGTCCGCGCCCCCCGCGCAACTTGCACCAACCACCACCTCCGAAGGATCTCGTAGACCGTTTTGCACAGCTAGCAGCTGTCGCTCTGGCAAGTCAGCAAAATCGTACGTGCCTTCCTGTTTCCATAGCGGACGATGCCCAAACGTTGCTCAATTCTTTCGACGCAAAGGCGGACGCGGCTATTAACGACGCTTCCGGCGAGATAGACCGTCAATTGTGGAATCGCGCGCACCTAAAAGCACTCAAGCTGGCTGCACTATTAGCTGTAGGTGAAAATCAGCACTATCCGCTGGTAACTGCGACGCACGCCGAATGGGCAGTTGACTTTGTGACACGCGATGTTGAAGGCATGGTCACTCATTATACTAGCGGATCGGTTGGCGTCGGTGACCACAGGCTCAATCATGAGGTTCGCGAAGCTTTCGCCGCATACCTCGGGATGTCTCCGAAGCAACGTGCGGTAACGTACAAGATACCACGAGCGCTGTTAGAGGTACCTATCGCACCGTACAGCTACTTCGCACGTCGGTTGCAGCGGCTCGCACCATTTCAGCAAGACCACCGGGGGGCCAACAAAGCTATCGTTGATACCCTCAATAGTTTGGTTGCAGACGGCACACTCGCAAAGGTTCCTCCGCAGCAAGCTGCCTCGCAATTTGGGTCTACTGTAGCGTTGTATTACGCTGGGGAAGGCTGGTAGCTATGTTTGTGCAAATGAGTTGCAAAGTAGAGCTTAAAGTAACGCGAATGCGTCATCGACAGTTTGACGCGAATGCGTCAATGCATAAAAGTGGTAAAAGTACTACATTTATGCGTGACGCGCTGAACCGAGTAGGGGTGAGATTTCGGGGGGGTACCCTTGGCCCGGAGCTAGGGGTGTGTCCCCCCTACCCCTTCACCCCTACTATGCAAACAAGCATAAATGTAACATAGTATATCATAAATACTCTCTTTTTTTCTATTATATAGGGGTTTTTATAGGGGTTTTTATAGGGGTGAAATGCTAAATAGTTCTCACCCCTGCAGAAAGTGCCTAATTGTGACCAAACAGCAACTAGCGTATTTGTACAGCAAAGTACGTGCGGAGCAAAATCGACTGTATCGTCGTCGCTATGACAGCAAGTGGAAGTATCGCTACAAGATGATGCGAGCTTTCCTTGTGCGTGTAATGGGAGGGCATTGCTGCATTTGCGGTACAACAAATAACTTGCAGTTTGACCATCCGTGGGGGTCGACATGGATGATACGCGATCAGAATGCACGTAACCGCGCCCTCCGCTACTTTGCAGACTGGCGCAATGGCAACCTTCGCTTACTGTGCAGGTGGTGCAATCGGAAAGATGGCGTGCACAGACGAGACAACTTCGGCGCACCACTTTACGATCCGAATGTGCTAGTCTATGTGGACACTGAGGAGACCTCATGAAATACACTGACATTGCGAAGGACCTAGTAGCTGAACACTTTAGTGTGAACCGAAAGCATCTAATACACTTTGGCTCACGCAGATTCTATGCTAATCCTCGACATGTGCTTGCGTGGCTCTTACGCTTGTATGGATTGAGCTATCCAGCGATCGGTGCAGAGATGGGAGGCCGGGACCACACGACCGCAATGAACAGCGTCTGCGTGGTCAATCGGACGCCGAATCTGCTCGACATCGCCCTCGCCTTGTATGCTAGGATTGAACTCGAATTGCTAACAGGAGGAATCAATGAGCTATCGACCCACAACGCAGCAAACTGACTCAACTGTGCAACGTATTCTAATGATTAATCACGAACTTCACAGTATGCGCGAAACAATTGAGCGCATGATTACAGTAACCGACAAGCTGTGGCAGGATCGTTGCAACCAAATTACAGAAGAGGAAAATCAACAGCTAATTGAAGCGAGGAAGCAACATGGATAGCGGATGCAAATGCGAACCCGGTCGTCCTTGTGCCGAGCATAATGCCTACAATAAGTCACCAGTCGTGGCCACCGGAGAAGCGGGCTTTGGTAACCCGCAGTTGACTGTGGGGGAGAAAAAGCGTGTATTTTGCAAGCTGTGTAGCAGCGAAGGTGTTGAAGGCACAGTGTTGTGTAGAGAGCATTTGCAAGGCTACATGCTTGCAGTTGAAAAGCTGCGCAGTAGCAGTCAAATGGCGGCCAAGAATTATTTGATTAAGCGCATTAAGGAGTAAGCAACATGGGTAAAATGGCACGTGACAAAGGGGCTCGCGGTGAGCGCGAAGTAATCGACTTGTTGCAGATTGTGGTCAATCGTGTGTATCAGTCTGCTTATCCCAACGCACTGAATATTGAGCAGATCACACCGCAGCTCAAACGAACTAGCAGCACTCAAGCTGACGGCGGAGGCTGCGACATTTGCGGAATCGATTGGCTCGCTATCGAAGTCAAGAGATGCGAGACGCTACAGCTTGACGCTTGGTGGAAGCAATGCACGGAGCAAGCTCGTCCTTGTCAAATGCCTGTGCTTATCTACCGGCAGAACGGGCGGAAATGGCGCGCACGTTGCTATGTGCAAGCTGCTGTTGGTGTGTTGACTGTTGTAGTGGCTGATTTGTCGTTTGACGATTTCAGTCTATATTTCGCAGCTTGCTTAAAGCAATCGTTGAGTAGGAGTAGCTAGATGGCACTCAAACGTTACTGCACAAAGTGCGGAGTAGAAGCGCGTCCGTATTGCAAACTGTGCACGTGTGGCGCGCGTTTGCCAAAAGCATTGCCTGCGCCACATAAGCCGAGGACGTGTGCTAAGTGTGGTGCAACCGCCGGTCGCTGGCACAAACGATGTCAGCAATGTGGTGAGAAATTTTCGGTGGAACCTCGCGTGTTGGATGTCGAGAAGCCGACGACGGCAAGTGCGTTAGCTACTGCGCGGTTGACAGCAGGTATGAGCGCTCCGCAGTGCGTGTGTGGGCTGCGTGGTCCGCATGAGTGCACGCGCACGCCAGAGTGGAAGCAAGGCACACTAGCACTGCTAGCAATTCGGCGACTGTAGCAAAAAAGTATTGCACTGCAAGAAAAATCGCAGTGCGTTACGTGACGCGCTAAGCTGCTAATTATTTGCAAATAGTTCTTGCAAATAGTCTGGCATCGACTAGACTGTATTTATGTCAACAACAACGAAGCGATTCACGGTAGTAAGCAGCGATGGCGTGACGTGGTCGAAGCACAACACACGCGAGCTAGCCGAGAAGATGCTTGCGCGCTGGTATCACGCTTGTCAGGAAAACCCCGAGCTTCGCAGCTTGACGTTTTCGGTTGTTGTTGTTAGCTAAGTTATCGCTTGCCTTCACGCACGCTGCGCAGATAGCGCGTAGCGTGCGGTATGCTATTTGCACAGCATGCATTGCGTCACATTTCTTGCTGTGCATGAAATAGTAGACAAAACACAGATTTGACAGCCGGGTTACTTGCGCGGTAGCCTGGCTTAGAATGCCTCGGCGCACGCTCAATCAGCGCATGAAGGTGCCTCGCTCGGAAGGTGCCTCGCCACAGGTTCGCGCGCAGATGGATCGCTTTGTCGAGGGGCTTTTGATGGGGCTCGGGAGCACGCAAGCGGCGGTTTTCGCCGGGGTAAGCTCGCAGGCGGCTGCACGTCAGGGGCAAAAGTGGCGAGTGGATCCGTACGTGCGAGGGCGCTTCGCCAAACTGCGTGAGAAGTTGACGCGTGATGAGATTTGCTCTTTTGCGGAGCTTGCGCTTAACGTCAAGTCGATTGCGTTCGACGAGTCAACTGAGGATGTTGTAGACCACTGGTATAAAGACGAACCGCAATTAGTCACTAAACGTACAGTCAAGCATAGCGATCGCTTGGCTGCGTCGGCTTTGTTAGCAAAGCTTATGGGGCACGAAGCACCGGCCAAGCTATCTACGACAGTCAACGGTGGTTTGCTGTTGTTGCCTGTAGCGGATTCGATGGACCAATGGGAAGCGCAAGCAATGGCGGCGCAAGCTCGTTTACAGCAAGAAGTCGAGAAGGATGCAGTCGAGAAGGATGCTGATGTTTAGCGTGGTATTACAGAATGGAGGGTTGATTCTATGGCAGCACCGGCAACGTGTAGTGAGTGCGAAAGGTTTCTTGCACCGGTCGGCGAGATTCTTGGGGTTTGCGTCGCCAAAACCAAGCATCCTTGGCAAGCTACTTGGTATGCTGTAGTGGACGGTCAACAGTTGCCTCCGGAAGCGTGTCCCGACAAAAAGAAAAAACCACCTGGCCAATAGGAGTACAAATGCTAGTAGCCGCTGAGCTGAAATGTGCTTGCGATACCTTGACGAAGCATGAAGGTCTTTTCTCATGGATCTACTGCGATGCTCGGGGGTTGCCGACTGTTGGTGTCGGCGAAAAAATCAGCAGCGATCAGGCGGCTACTATGCCTTTTGTCGATGTCGCGACCGGAGCCTCTGTTGATAGCGAGGAGAAGCGTGTCGCGTGGGCGCGTGCGGTCGATGCTTTCGCCTCTGGCAAAACTCCCGAATCGTACTGCAACTGCAGTACGGTGCGATTGCCTGCGGAGTACATACTGCGGCGATTGAACGCGCGCATACAGGAGTGTGAGCGCGCAATTCTAGCAGTTTGCCCGAAAGCTGGCCGTTTCCCAATCGAAGCCAAGCTCGTGCTTGTGGATATCGTTTTTGCGGCAGGGGTACAGTCGTTTTCGCGAATGGACCCGCTACATTGTTACTGCAATGCTGGTCTATTTGCCACGGCCGCTGATTACGTGTTTACGCCTGGTGATGCTACCGAACTCGCTGGAGACAGTACAACGTGGAAGCTGCGCAATTTGTGGCGACGTACCACAATGGTACGTGCTGCTATTAACAAGAATGGAGTTGCAAAATGAAACCAAATTGGTCCGCATTGATCATGAGTGCGCTTGCTGTTGTCGTGGGACTTGCTTGCGCGATTCTCGCGCTCACGCTGGGCAAGGGTAACGAGACAGCGTCAGGTCTACTATGGTCGGTCGCCGGTGCGGCGCTAGGAAGTTTCTTGAAACAGCCGCATACATTGGGTGCGGACAGCAAATAGGACCTGCATGCCGTCGATTGCTTGGCAACCACTCGGCACCGTTCCCGTGCAAAATCGGGACGGTTCTTGGCGTTTGCAAATCAATCGTGTTACTGGGCAATTGCTCGCAATACAGTGTCAGTGCAACCACGTGTTCTTTCACGGGGCACGTGGTCGCGGCAGTACGGAAGCTCAGCTGATTGCTTTTCGTCGTTACGTTGGTGCAGGATATGGATCGCACTGGCGAGGTGTGGTGTTCGATCGTGAATACAAGAACCTTGACGATTTGGTGGCGAAATCGCATCGTCTTTTCAATGGACGCGGTGACGGTGCCGAGTTTCTTGCAAGTCGCAGTGACTACAAATGGAGGTGGCCGTCCGGTGAAGAGTTGCTAATACGCCAAATCAAGAAAGAGTCGGATTACTGGTTGTATCACGGGCAAGAATTCCCGTTCATCGGGTGGAATGAGCTGCCGAAGTATCCGACGCCTACGCTTTATGATGCGATGGGGAGTTGTAATCGTAGCGGCTTTACGCCAACTGCTCACTACGCGCAGACTGGCACGATGCTGCCCCCTATTCCATTGCGTACTTTTTCTACTGGCAATCCTTTTGGCCCCGGTCATACGTGGGTCAAGCGCCGCTTTATCGATGTGGCGCAACCCGGGCAGATCGTAAAGACGACGACTTTAGTCTTCAATCCGCAGACGCAGCAACGTGAGGTTGTTACAACCACGCAAGTAGCCATCTTCGGATCGTGGCGTGAGAATGAGCACCTAGCTCCGCAATATGTTGCCGGTCTGGAAAGAATGACCGACAAGGATAAGCAAAAAGCATGGCGCGACGGTAACTGGAATATTTTGGCCGGCGGCAGTTATGCTATTGGCGATTTGTGGTCCCCTTCTATTCACATTATCCCGCGCTTTCGTGTTCCTGAGGGCTGTCGCGTGTATCGTACGCTCGACTGGGGAAGCTCGCATCCTTTTTCTGCGGGTTGGTGGATGAAGGCCAACGGTGAAGACATCACTATGCTTGATGGATCTGTGTGGTGTCCGCCTGCCAATACGCTCGTGCGCATCGCAGAGTGGTACGGGAGCGAAGAGATTGGAACAAACATCGGCTTGCGCCTGTCCGCGCGTGCGGTTGCGCGTGGTATAGCTGAGCGCGAGAGGCAGCTGCGCGCGGAGGGATGGATTTCGCAATCTGTGTGGGCAGGCCCTGCGGATAACAACATCTTCAGTCAAGGGGACAACGTTGGCAATGATTCGATCGCGAAGCAAATGGAAGCCGAAGCCGGGATCACTTGGACACGCGCAAACAAGTCGCCAGGATCGCGCAAACTAGGCCTTGAACTGATTCGAACACGGCTTGACAACGTCCGTCGGGGCGAGGGGCCTGGGCTGTTCTACACAGACAACTGCCGAGCGGCAATTGCGCTCAATCCGACGCTGCCTCGTGATGAGGAGCATCCTGATGAAGTAGACACAGAATGTGAAGATCACTTGCACGACGAAGAGAGATACATGGTGCTTGACAGTGCCGCTCTGTTTACTGAGAAACTCGACATACAATTTGTGAGGTAAAAAGACATGATACCCGTTCAAGCTGATGTGTCCTATGTACGCGACGATGTTCGCGCAAAGCTCGATGATTGGGCGCTAATACGTGATTGTATTGCAGGTCAGCGCGCTATCAAAGATGGCGGCGTGACATACTTGCCGATGCCTAATCCAACGGATACGAGCGCGCAAAATGTCACGCGATATCTACAGTACTTGCAACGCGCGGTCTTTTACAATGTGACACGCCACACGCACACCGGGTTGACCTCACTTGCTTTTATAGATGAGCCTACGATTACTATGCCAGACTCGCTAGCGGACATGCTCGTCGATGTCGATGGCGCAGGGGTCACGCTGTTGCAACAGATGCAATCGGTTCTTGGACAAGTGACTGCTTTTGGCCGTTGCGGTTTACTGGCAGACTATCCTGCTGTTAACAAAACTATCAGTCGGGCCGAGATGCAGGATGGATTGTGGGTGCGGCCTATTATTCGAACGTATGCGCCAGAGAACATTATCAATTGGCGTACAATGTCTATTGGTGCGCGTTCGGTTCCGTGCTTGATCGTACTTTCTGAAACGTACGATGTGATCGGAAGCGACGGTTTTAGCGTGACACGCGCTAAGCAGTGGCGTGTTTTGCAATTGTTGCCTACTACGCGCGGTGGGCTGCAACATGTTGTCACTATTTTCCAAGACAGTGACAAAGGAAAACAGGCGGTAGCACAGTTTGTCGTGCGTGATACCAACGGCGTCCCGTTACAGTACATTCCTTTCGTTGCGATCGGATCGCAAAACAATGATCTTGGCGTTGACGATCCGCCAATGCTAGATCTGGCGACGATGAATATCGCGCACTATCGTAACAGCGCGGACTATGAGGAGTCCGTATTCATGTGCGGCCAACCTACGCCTACGGTTACGAGCATGACCAAAGAGTGGTGGGAAGACATATTAAACAAGACTATAAGGCTTGGTTCATGCTCGGCAGTGCCCCTTCCTGCGGGGTCAACGTTGCAACTTGTGCAGCCTTCCCCCAACGGTCTTGTGCGCGAGGCGATGCAAGACAAAGAACGTCAAATGGTTGCGCTAGGCGCGCGACTCATTCAATCACGCGAAGTGCAGCGCACAGCTACCGAAGCTCGCATTGAGACAGCGAGTGAAATGTCCGTGCTGACAACTTGTGCAAACAACGTTGCATCGGGCTACCAGCAAGCCCTGACATGGGCATCACAGTTTATTCCAGGCGCGAGCGGTGAGATCACTGTGGATATCCACGCGAATGCGGCACTAGATCGGCTATCGCCTGCGGAGCGGCAGCAGCTAATTGCCGATTTGCAAGCCGGCACGCTATCGTGGTCGGAAGTACGTACACAGTTGCGCCGCGATGGCGTTGCCTCGTTAGACGATACTATTGCTGCTGCAGAGATTGCGGCACGCAAAAAGCTACAACAATCGCCTGCAGTGCAGGCACCAACACAACAGTAGAAAGCGAGCAGTGCTCCCATGATCAAGACCGTTATAGACAAACTAGAAGATGTGGTCGAAGTTTTGCGGCCAGAGTACAAGCAAGGTGCTGACGGCAGGTACTACGCTGAGCTTGACAAGTTGCCCGATAGCCATCCTGTGCTTACTGGATTGCTCACAGCAAAGCAACACGAGGTGGACGCGCACGCGGCGACCACTGCCAAGTTGAATGCTGCGAAAGCAGACTTGGAAAAAACACGCGCGGAGTTGCAGGCGCACCTCAAGGGCAAGGGGACACGTAGCGAGATCGAAGCGCTCGAAGCCAGTTGGCAGCAAAAGCTAAGCGAGGAGCAAGTCAAGCACACCGAGGCGCTGGCCCTGCGCGACGCAAGCCTGCGCGGAGTTCTTGTGGACAGTGAGTCAAAGCGTATCGCGGCGAAGATAGCGCTTAACGTACCGTCGGCGGAGTTGCTGGCCGAGTCTATTCAGCGACGGCTGACTGTTGAGATAGGGACGGACGGCAAAGCTGTTACGCGTGTGCTCGACCTTGCAGGGAAGCCAAGCGCAGCGACGTTGGACGATTTGGAAAAAGAAATTGTTGCAACTCCGAAATATGCTGCGCTACTATCAGGCAATCGAGCTACCGGAGGCAGTGCCCCGGGAAGTTCCGGTGCAGGCAGTGCCCTGCCAGGGAAAATTGACTGGCTTCGCGGCAATCCTGCAGAGATCGCAGCGGCTGCGGCGAAGGTAAACCCGCTCCTCGGAGGTTAGTACCATGACCGCGAACGCATTGACCAACCTGCAGGTTTTCGAGCGTACGCTTGAAACCGCGATGATCCAAGGCCTCGCGCAGATGTGCGACGTCTTCAACCAAGCCAGTCGCGGCACGATCGTGCTTGTGCCTGGAAACAATCCCGGTAGCTTCAACCGCGAAGCTCTGTACGACATGCAAGACGCCGTAGTGCTGCGTGACGTATTCAGCGACGACGACGTTGCCGAGGCGAATCTGTCTCGGGATGTGGTCGGCGGGGTCAAGGTCGAGTACGGCACCAAGCCGATTCGCATCGATCAGGCACTGTGGAATCACATGGGCCGTGCGCCTGGCGAAGCGGCTGCTGTTGTGGCTCAGCGGCTCGGACCTGCGTTCTTGCAGCAAAAGCTCAATCTTGCTATCGCTTCGGTTGCGGCGGCACTACAGAACATTGGTTCTGATGTTACCTACGACGCCAGTGGCGATCCGATTTCGCTGGCGGCACTGAATTACGGTGCGGCGAAGTTTGGCGATCGTAGTGCTGCTATTGCCGCATGGATCATGCACAGCACGAGCTTCCATCAGTTGCAAGCTGCCGGCCTGACCAACAGCACGAATCTCTTCACCTACGGCACACTGAACATCATGGCTGATCCCTTGGGCCGACCTTTTATCGTGACGGATAGCCCGGATCTCATTGCGGAGGATGGCGACTTCCTCACGCTTGGGTTGACGGCCGGTGCGTTGGTCTTGCAAGAAAACCCAGGTTTCCGCGCAGTCGTGCAAACCTCGGTCGGCAAGACCAACATTCGCGACACCTACCAGGCCGAAGGATCGTTCAATTTGACCTTGAAGGGTTGCAAATGGGACGAAGCCAATGGTGGGGCCAGTCCGCAAGCCGACGCGCTTGCCGTCGGAACCAACTGGGATCAGGTGGTGAACTCGATCAAAGATGGTCCGGGTGTGATCGTTCGCTGCGATAACGACTAACAGTAGCTGTGCGTAGCTGACACCGCTTACGTTGTGTCAGCTACGTAGCTACGCAACTTGAAAGGGGTTACTACATGAAACTGTTTGTCAAAGTATTGGTGTTGCTGTGTTTGCTCAGCGGTGCAGCTTATGCCGCCAAGGTTATCTACTTCACTGCTGGTGATGTGGCCACGGTCGGCGAGAAAGCCGACATCACCGCGCTTCGTTCACAGGCAGCCGCTCCCTACACGGTTGTGGTACGTAGCGCGCCGAGATCGCGTTTGCGAGCAACGCCAGAATCTGCCGACTATCTGTCGGGATCTATCCCGCCAAACTATCGCGACGGCGGTATCGACAGCGGTACTCCGTTGCATACTGTGTACGATCGGACGAATCCGCCCGATCCTGCTACGTTGGTGTCGTCCCAAGCGATTTTGCGCGATGGTGACCACGTACACTTGACTGGCGGAGGCACCGTGACTTTCGCTGTTTCGGGAAACACAATCACCGTTTCAGGATATACGGCTCCTGACGGAGGAGGTACGTAACATGCGCGAGAGCAAGCAACAGTTGATCATATACTTCGTCAACGGGCCTGTCCCGTCAGCGGATGACTATGCTGCTGCCAAGGCGCTTGGTACGAAGTGTTTCCGCAACGCCAAGCATCCGAGCAATCCGCCGAAGGACGGCTGCAAAGCCGCGGGAGCAGTTCCGGCAAACTACCTCAAAGCCAAGAACGTGACGGTGGTGCAAGTAGCGGCCGCTCCACAGGCTTCGCCGCCGCCAAAGAAGTAGGAGGGTTTACGCGTGTCGTTAATAGTGGAAGACGGAAGCCTCCCGACCGGAGCTAACAGCTACATTTCTGTTAGCGACACGCGAGTTTTTGCAGCAGCCCGCGGATTGAGCTTGCCGGCGGTTGGTCCCTCAGGTGATGCCGCGATCGAAGTGCTGCTTATCACAGCAATGGATTACGTTGAAGTTGAAATACGTGAAAACGGGCAAGGCCGCAAACTAAGTAAGGCGCAAGGAACACAGTATCCGCGCACAGGCGTTGTGATTGACAGCTTTGCAATTGACGAAGATGAGATTCCTACTTGCTTGCCTCAAGCGCAAGCGCGCCTGGCCTGCTACGCCTACGCTAATGGCGGAGCGCTCACTGTGCAAAGTGATGGGCGCGTAGTCATAGGCGAACGCATTGAAGGTGCTGTTGACTTGAAGTATGCCGATCATGGTGATAACTCTCCGCAACCGCAATTCCCCGAGGCAGATCGGCTATTGGCGCCGTTGCTTGCCGGCGGAGCTTCTGTAGGCTTTGGTGTATCGGTGCGCGTATGAACTATGCAGCTCTGGCGCAGACAGTAAATGCCAAGCTAGCGGCGTATGGGCAGCAAATTACAGTCAAGCGCTACACGCCCTCGCGCAATTCTAGCACAGGCGCAGTCACGAAAGGTGCTGCTACACTTACGGCATCTTGTGCTGCTATTGAGGTTCCCGTCACGCAAGGTCTTGTGCAGTCATTTGAGACTCGATTGGATGAAGCTGCGCTAACCACCAAGGTAATGCGCGCGTTCAAGGTATCCACGCTACTCGGATTCAAGCCTCTTCCTCTTGACGAGGTCACACTAAACGATGGTTCAGTGTGGCCGGTCGTGGGGTGCACGCCAGTCAATCCAGCGGGAATTCCCCTGGTGTACACAATTGGGGTAGCTAAGTGAGCTTCGCTCTAGACATAGAGCAGTTTGCAAAGAATGCGATTGCCGACGTCGAAAACATTCGGCGAATTTTCATCGGCAACTTGTGCATTCGCATCGTCGATCGAACGCCTGTACTATCAGGTCATCTCAAAGGCAATTGGCAGCCCAGTATTGGCGCGGCTGAAACTGACGACGTGCCGCGCAAGTCAAAAGACGGTGCTTTCGTAAAGCAGCAAGTGCTCGGCGTACTGTCGAAACTCAAAGGTGACGATACATTCTACTTTAGCAACAATGCGCCGTATGTGCTTGTGATTGAGTATGAAGGCCACAGTAGCAAGAAAGCTCCGGAAGGTATGGTGCGTATTTCACTGGCGGAGGTAGGAGTCTTGATCAACGAAGCTATCCGTGAGGGGGAGTTGTGAGTTACGCAACAGCGCAGCTAGCGATCGAAGTCCGGCTTGCGACGCCTCTCGGATCGCTCCCGACACAGTGGCCGAATGGTCCGGTCATCACCCCAAATGGTGCAGCCTACGCAGAGGTGTTCCACTTGCAAGGACGTGCAAGCGTGGATACGCTAGGCTACCACGGGCGTGACCTAATTCCAGGCATTACACAGGTCAATTTGTACTATCCGCTAGCAACAGGTAATGCAGCGGCAGCTGCCGCCGTCGATACTTTCCGAACATCTTTTGTAGCTGGACAATCGCTTACCAATAGCGGGCAAGCTGTGCTCATTCGTGGTTGTGGCCCCGGGCCCGCCAAGCGCGAAGGAAGCTACTTTAAAGCCATCATCGAAATCCAATGGGAAGCGCGTATAGCGCGCTAGAAAGGGTACCATGTCCACAGGAGCGGCACGCAGACTAGCTATCATCGCCGAGGCGAGCTACGGTGCGGGAGCAGGCGCGTCGCCTGCGTTCGCGACGATGCTTTGTCGATCGGGCGGTCCCAAGATTGAGACCGATACTCTCGAAGATGACACCATTCGTGGTGACTATCACCGCGTTGGTGTTCGTCAAGGTTCTCGCAAAGGTACTTTCGCTATTCAAGACTGGCTACGCTACAACGCGTACGACGTTTGGCTGGAAGCTATGTTGGGTGGAACATGGACAGCCAATGTTCTCAAGACGGGAAGCACACGAAGGTCATTTTGCATTGAGGAGTACTATTCCGATCTCGACAGCGGCGACAAGCCTTACCAGCGATTCACAGGCTGTGAATTCGGTAAGTTGTCACTAGCTGTGACCGGTAACCAATTGGTTACCGCGAATTTTGAAGGACTTTGCAAGGATGTAACCCGCGCATCGTCGGCAATCGCGAATGCGACGTATGCCGATCCAGCGACCAATCCCGCGATTGCGTTCAAAGACGCTTCTTTTACAGTCGATGGATCTCCCATTGGGATCGTCACCTCACTGTCGCTCACGTTTGACCGGATGTTGCAGCCTCGCTTCACTGCAAATGGAGTGACGACTCTGCAACCGGATGGCCGTGTGTACAAGACCTCGGGCACTTTGGAGGTGTGGCTTGATACCGGGGCAGGCGCCTTGATTGACGCCTATCTCGCGGAAACACAGAAAGCGCTGGGTCTTACCTTCTTGGATCCAGCCGGCGATACGTTGCTCGTCACTGTGCCTGCACTGCGGTTTACCTCAGGTATGCCAAACGTGGGCGGCGACACTTCCATTCCTGTTTCACTTAGCTTCGAGGCATACTACGACAGTGTGTCAGAGTCACAGTTGACCATTACACGCACACCACATACTCCGTAGTTAGGAGCCTTCCGATGCGCATCAATGAGTTGTTTACGCGAGATCGGCATAACGAGGGTACGCGCGTTGACGTCAAAAACGAAGCGGGTGACGTGGTAGGCTGGCTGCGCGTGCGTGGTCTGGATTCAGACGCTTACCGGCAGGCGCACGACGCTGTCAACCGCGCAATGGTGCGACTGGCTGCAGCGGTAAGAGCCAAGGGGGACGGCGCTGCGCTAGTTGCCGAAACACAGAAAGATAAGGAAGCCGCTACGTTAGCAGAACGTGCGGCGCTTGTGATGGCTTGGAGCTTCGAAGATCCCTGCAATGTCGTCAACGTGACGGAGCTACTCGCCGAGGCACCATACATCAGCGATCAAATATGGTACGCTGCAAACGATCGTGATCGTTTTTTAGGGAACAAATCGGCGACTTCTACACTTGGGCCAAGCACCAATTCGCCGGAAGTGTCCCCGCAGCAGTTGGTGAAAACCGAACCCTTGCCGACGCTGTAAGAGCTTACCGTGAGCGCACGGGCAAACTTCCTCCAGGTCACCGAGAAGCGCCCTCACCGCCCGATGCGCTCATGTATTTGTGGACATGGTTCTGTGATTTAGTCACTGGCGATGATTTAACGTATAGCGAAATATACTATTGGGCGCGGCTCACAGGTCACTCACTTGCGAGCTGGGAAGTTGAAGTATTGCGCGGATTGGATAAGTTGCGACGCAGAAAGGATACACCACATGAGCACAGCACGATTGGAAATCGTAGTAGCTAGCAGTGGGGTATCAGTCGCAGATCGTGCGCTAAAGCAACTCAATACGACCGCGCGGGAAACCGAACGCGAACAGCGGCGCATGGCTGCTGTGATTGCCGAAGTTGCTGCTGTCGAGGAGAAAGCGGCAGCGAAGGCAATCGCAGCAGCCGAGAAGAAAGCTGCCGCGGATGCACGTGCGGCACAAAAAGCGGAGGCTGCGGCAGCACGTGCAGCAGAACGTGCAGCTGCGCTTGCAGAACGAAAAGCTGCGCAAGAAAGCGCTGCCGCCGAGAAAGCTGCTACACGTGCTGCGGAGCGGGCGGCGAGGCAGCAAGCGGTCGAGGAGAAAGCCGCGCAGAGAGCAGCAGCGTTAGCGGACAAACAAGCCGCTGCGGCAGCACGTGCTGCCCAGAAAGAAGCGGACGCGTGGAACGAAGCTAAGCAGCGCGCGCTAGGTGTGGCGGAACGTACGGCTGAGAAGCAAGCTGCTGCAGCGGAGCGAGCGGCCAAGCGCGAAGAAGAAGCTTGGACGCGTGCTATTCAACGTGCGAAAGCAGGTCTTGACGGTGTACTACCAATTCGCCCCTCGCTGCAACGAATTGAAGCTGAGTTAGCAAGCAAGCGCGATGCTGTGCCTAGCGTAGCCGCGCAAGCGGCGGGCGGAGCAAAGGAAGGGGCGCTGTCTGCTCTCGGATTGGGCGCATTGGCCGGCGGAGCTGCAGCGGTAGCCGCAACCGCAGTCACTACGCTGGCAGATAGTGTGCAGCGGTTAAAAGACAGTGTGATCGCTGACTTTGTTGCGGACGACAAGTTAATTGCACAGTTAAGCGGTATCACGGAAAGTACCGAGGCGGCTAGTGAAGCTTTTGCAGATTTGGAACGGAACACGTTAGGTAAGCTGCCTAGTACTGTCGATGAAGTAGCCAACGCGTTTATTCAGCTAGGTAACAGCGGGTTGCAGAATGGGCAAGCGGCACTCAAAGCCTACAGCAACATTGCAGCTCAGACAGGAGCCTCACTCGGCACAGTGACGAATGCTGTGCAAGCAGCAACGTTGGGTAACTATAAGTCACTGCGCGAATTCGGCATCAAAGTCAAAGAAGAGGGCGATAGCCTTAAAGTCACTTTCCGTGGGCAGACGGAGACAATTGCCGGCGGCGCCGACGCAATTGAAGCGTACATGCAGCGTCTCGGCACGGTACAATTTGCCGGTGCAGTCGAACGCCAGATGGATACGGTTGGTGGCGCAATCAAGAAAGCAGATGATGCGTGGGAAAAGCTAATCAATACGGTTGGCGATTCAGTGTTAGGGGATGCAATCAAGTCAACGGTCGGCTCGTCAGTTTCAGTGATTGATGCTCTTACGGCATCGATTGATGCTCTGTTTGGTAAGACACAGCAATTCAAGCGAGAGGCAGAGTCTCTCCGTCGCACACGTGAGCAAGAAGACAAACTTGACGCCACTATGCGAAGCTGGGCTGATCCGTCTGTGTCGAAGTCGGAAACAGCGCGATTGGTCACTATCCTGACCGAAGGAAGTCAATCCTCGGCTGACAAGGCATTAGCTCAGTACACACGCAACAGCGCTTTGATTGAGAAGCTACGCTCATTAGGTGAAACACGTGTCGGTGAGATGACGCTTGACGAAGCACAGGCGGAGCTAGATCGTCAGTATCGTCGTGATAATGGTGGCTTTGCTACGCGTGCAGACTATACACCAAAAATTGCGGAGGGAAGCCAAACCAATTACGCTGCATATACGGCAATGGTGCGCAAACAAGAGCACGAACAATTCCTTGCAGTACGCGAAGCGCTCAGCAACAAAGAAAACGCAGAACGCGAGAGCTACCTTAAGCGACGTGACTTCCTTGCTAACTATCTCGGTCCGGAGTCCGAAGAATTGTGGTCGCGCAACGAAGAACTGTGGGGAAAGCACTTGGATGAAATTGCTGCCAAGAGTGCGCGTAAGCAACTTGAGTTGCAGCACCGTTTAGCGAACATTGGGGTTGGTCCGCAATCGCAGCTACAACAGATCAACAATAAGACTGCGGGGGCCTACTATGATCTACGATCGACGCTAGAAGAAAATCTCAGTGGAAAAAACGGCGAAACGCTGAAACTCGAAGCCGAGCGAACCTATGCTGAGAAGTCCATTGCGATTGAACGCGAACGTACTCGCGAAATAGCCGCAATGAACCGTGAGCTGATGATGCAGTCGGTTCAAAATGCCGAGGCTATGTTTAGCAGTTTGACTGCGGCGCTCAAAAATTCTCATAGTGAGCAAAGCGCCGCGTATCGAACAATGTTTGGAATTCAAAAAGGTTTCGGCATGGTTGCCGTGGAATTGGCTATGATTCAGTCAATGGCCGAAGCTAGCAAGCAACCGTTTCCAGCTAACATCCCACTGTATTTGAAGGCTGCGGCGCAAGGTGCGCAACTGCTTTCGCAAATGTCTTCTTTGTCTTATTCAGGGGCATACGATAGTGGCGGTGACGTGCCTGCGCGAAGCCGCGCGCTCGGTGGTGAGCGCGGAGTCGAGATAGTAGGCCCTGCCGGTGTAATCGGACGCGAACAGACAGCGGCGCTACTGAGCGGAAACCGCCAAACACGAATTATTTTCACGACTGAGAATGACCGCGGGTATCTCGGATCTTCGCGTGACGAAAAAGTGTTTGTGCATTGGATCAAGCGAAACGGTCCGCTCATTCGATCATTGGTGGGCTAATGGAATGCTGGACACATAGACCGCAAAATGGTGTTACAGAGAGTCTTGAGTGGCTTACTGATGTCATCCGCTGCAAAGCGGCGGAGTATCGTTTGCGCTTACGGCAGTACCCTCGTGAGACGCTAGCGTTTGAGCACCAAATGAGCGAACGCGAGTACGGGCTCGCACGCGAAAAAGCGCGCATCGTCGGTTGTGATCCGCTGCTTGTGCCCGACTGGGCGCAAATGCAGGTCATGCCTCCAATGGATGCTGGCACCACCTCGCTACCTGTGGACAACACACACGCGCCGGCTTTCCAAGAAGGGCGATCGTTACTGCTATGGGAATCCTACGATTATTGCGAAGTGTGCGCAATATCGTCAATCGGCGAGGGTACTGTAGCAATTAGTGCGACCACGCAAAGTTACACAGACGCTGTTGCAATTCCTCTGCGCACGTGTACTTTTGCCCAAGCCTTCGAAGGTGAACGTATAGCCGCTCATTACAACACCGCTCGTGCTCATTTTTTGGCGACTGCGACTGAGAACATGATTGATTCAACAGCAGTTGCTTATCCTACGTATTTGGGCGATTCCTTGGTAACTTCACCACGCGAAACAATTCGTAGCGCAGCCGACGGAGTTTCACGCGAACATGAGCGCTTTGACTCAAAGCTAGGTGGTCTTGCTAACTACGCTTTACACACGCAGTCGCGTATAGCAATGAGCTTGGCCATCACTGCACAAACAGCACAAGAACGCATAAATCTACGCACGTTTTTAGCAACAGTGTGTGGGAGGTGGCTCGCCTTTTGGTTGCCGAGTTGGAATGCTGATTTTGTGTTGACGAAAGATATTGTCGCCGGTGACTCCTATATACAGATTGCAGCGGTCGACTTCGCAAACACGTATGGCATTGGTACGGATGTGACGCTTATCACAACGGCGGGCTATTTCACACCAATGCGCATCACGAGTGTAGTAGTGGACGGCAATAACGAGCGTCTTTACTCCGCAGGCGCGTTTAGCGGCGGACTCGCAATGGCCAACGTTGATCGTGTCTGCAAGCTAACACGTTCGCGATTCGATGCGGATCGCATCGAATTGCAGTATCTTCCAGGTCTTGCTATGACAGCAGTGGTCCCAACACAAGAGGTTCCCACATGAGTTACGCGTCACTTGACGTATCCGAACAGAGCGCGCAACCTGTTTTGCTTTTCACATTCGTGCGCAGCAATACCGCTTGGTACTACTGTGCCGGTAGCGAGCCTTTTATATACAACGGGCACAGTCATGCACCTATTGTGTTGTTGTCCAGCTCTTTTGCTTTCACAGGTGATCAACCCAAAGACACACTAGATCTGGAATTTGACATCAGCAACGTGTGGGCGATGGCGTTCCTTGCCGGGACGCTAGACGCAGTTACAACGCTCACTGTGCGTAGAATACACCGTGGCGACACAGAAGCGCGCATCATGTGGAAAGGGCGCGTGCTGTCGTCCAATGCTTCTCGCGGTTCGATCAAACTGATTTGCGAACCTGTGTCGCTATCGCTACATCGGCTTGGTTTGCGTCAAACATATCAACGATTGTGCCGTCATGCCTTCGGCGACATTGGATGCAATGTTGATAGAGCTAATTACAGTGAACTAGCGAGTATCGATAGCATTGACGGCGCCACAGTTACGTTCACTAGTGCCTTGGTCGCTGACCACGCAGGCGGAGTGCTGGAAGCTCCGGATGGCACGCGGCGCATGATTGTGAGTGTTGGTAGCAACTATGTGCAACTCATACGTCCAATCGCTTCGTTAACCGTGGAAGATACAGTAACACTGTATCAAGGCTGCGATCGCACCACAACAATGTGCGCATCGCGCTTCGGCAATATCGGCAATTACGGCGGTTTCGCCGGCATACCGTGGATCAATCCAATGACAAACGTAAGCGTGGTGTTCTAATGGACTGGCTCGTAGCAGGCATAATGGTAGCGACTGTTGCTTACAGTCTCTACGTACAGTCAAAGCTGGCGCGAACTGAAAACAAGCTCACTGTGCAGGGACCTACCGCCAGTGAAGGTATCCCGATTCCCGTGGTGTTCGGGACACGGCAAATCACAAATCCGAATGTGTGTTGGTACGGAAACCAACGCGACATCAATGCGAGTGGTGTGCATTATTACTCGTTGGACGCACAAATTGTGCTTTGCCATGGTGAACTGGACAAGTTGATTGATATCGTAGTCAACAGCAAACGAACCATGTCGCGCACTACGGGTACCGCGTCTGAGCGCACAGATCCCGTCACAGTCGATGGGACGCTAGTGCGCGCAGGTCAACTCGGCGGGCATACAGATTCGTCGAAAATGTCTATGTCCGCGACGGTGCACCTCGGTGCGCTCAATGTCGATACTGTCGACAGTGGTGTAGCTGACGACATGGCGACAGCATTGGGCATGACCCTTGGTCCGCGCTATGGTGGCGTAGCATGGCTGTACGCTCAGTGCCAGCTTGGAACTTCTCCGATGTTTCCTCCCGTGGAATGCATTGTGCAGCGGATTCACAAGAAGTATGATGGAACCGCGCAATGGTATGACGAAAAAGCTGAAATCACTACAGGCAGGTCAGTTTCCGATTTGTGGAAGTACGCTTTGCAAAGCTCCGACGACGACAGCGACTGGAGTGGTATCAACTTCGACGATTCGGCTTGGCTAGAGGCCCCCGGGCCAATCAGTAACGCGCCTGTTGCCTCCAATTTGATGGACTACAACGAATATCCATTGCCTTTTGTAAAGACACAGTTGCCTGAGGATGGTGTGTTCGTTTTGGATGGAGGCACGTTTTACTACGGTAACAAATACAGTGGCGGGAAAGTACAAGAGGGGTGCAAGTTGTGGCTTCGCTGGTCCTTCGGAGCATTGCCTCCGATCAATTTGTTCGTGCAACTGTGGCACGACGACAGCGCCAAGCTTTTTTTCAACGGAACGGAACTTCCAATTACGCCGACCACTGTTGCCGGTATTCCCAACAATTCACGTTTCAATGCGACGGCGGCTATTGACGCTTCATTGATCGACACAGACGGCCCCAATGTCATTGCAATGCGTGTGCTGGATAGCTACGCGAGTGTTTTCGGTTCATTTGCAAAAGGTGCCAAAACCGGTACAAGCCGCCTAATCTACGCAGGCTTGCAAATCGGACACGACACTAGCGTGCCAGGCAAACTTGTGGACATGAACCCCGCCCACATCATCTGGGAAACTTTGACTGATCCGCGATGGGGTATGGGGTACAGCTCGACAGAGCTAGACGACGCTTCGTTTCGCGCAGCAGCTGATACACTGTATGCGGAGAATTTTGGATTGTCGCTTGAGTGGTCACAGCAGTCGGCAATCAAGGAATTCATTTCAGAAGTATTACGCCACATTAGTGGCGTGTTGTACATTGATCGCACTACCGGCTTGTTTGTACTGAAACTCATTCGTGCCGAAGATGTCAACGAAGGGACACTCGTTCTTGATGAGACACGTGTTGTTAGTGTGGAGGATGTCTCACGCAAAGCTATCGGTGAACTTGTCAATTCAGTCACGGTAACGTATTCAGCGACACCTCGCGAAGATAACGGCAGCTTGACAATTTTTGAGGAAGGCTTGTTACAGTTGCAAGGCGGTACTGTCAGCCGAAAGATTCACTACCCCGGAATTACGAATTCGTTTATTGCTGGAAACGTCGCTTTACGCGATTTGCGTGCATTATCTTCGCCGCTTCTTTCTTGCACGGTGCAGGCGTCTCGCCACGCGGCGGAGTTGAATATCGGCGATCCTTTCGTTCTGACTTGGCCGGACCTAGGCATTGATACGCTTATGCGTGTCTTAGAGATTGATCTCGGTAATGGCGTTGACAATCAAGTGCGCATTGTATGCGTTGAGGATGTCTTCTATTATTCTACTAATCGTGTAACTGCTGCAAATGCTCCTGTCAGCGTGCCAACTCCTGTCACCAATGTCGCAACAGCTTACGACGTATACCGGACGTGTCAGATAGCCAACACGCGTGACAAAGGAAACGCGATCTGTGCCTTTCACGCGGCTGCGTGGGGCGAAGGCGACGTGTTCTCAGGCTGGACTGAGATTTCGCCTGGGGTCATGCGCGCGAACACCACTGGACCAATTGTCGAGGATATGTGTGATGGCGTCGATACCGACTATCTCAATCCAACAGGCGTTTCGTACCTAGTTGGCAAACGTGTGTTTGCGTTGCCAAATGCGGGTGAGGGAGAGTATAGGCGTTTCGCTGGTCCGTACATCATTGACAAAATCGGCGCCTATTTCATAAACTACGGTACTCCTAGTCAAGAGTTGATTCAAGAGCAAGCGCAAATGCATCGCGATCCGCTGTTTTCAGCAAGTGCTCATTTTGAACCCGGATCGACGTTTTTCATTCAAAACGGAGATGTGTACGGAAACACCTATCGTCAGCTACTTACCAACAGCGTAGTCTTAGGTGTTACGGAAATGGAGTGGGAAGAAACAGAAGGGATAGGCGGCAGTGCTGAATACGCTTTGCTACGAGATGACCAAATTGCGGCACACGCTATGCCGGCTGTAGACCTCGCGCAGGCGGCTGTGGTTACGGATGGCGTAGTAGACTTTGCCCAAACGTTTTCCACGCTGACGGGTACGCCCAATGCGCGGTCGCTGCCTGCGGCGCAATGGCGATTTGATGTTGAAGCGGCTTGGCTAGATCCTGATATGCCTGGCGACGTGGGGTCTATAACAACGCTAGGCCTTAAGGTCTTTCGCAATGGTGTTGATGCAGCGGTCTTGTTTGAGGTGCTATCAGCGCAAATCAGTTCAACTGTACCTAGTGCCGTTCCGTCGATACTACACGATGCACCACAGTATTTGTTGGACGCCGCCGATCGTCTTGTATTGATACCGACGGTTCACACCAATTCCACGACACCCGTCAAACTGTGGTTTAGGTACAATAGCGCGATATTGGGTACAACGGTGCGCGTACCGATCGAGTTGGCGGCCGATCCTACAGTGCAACCTGAGCAAGCTCCGCCTCCTGTGGTCAATCCAGCTAGCACGATGTTTCTTGACGGTCAAACGCGCTACACGATGCTGGGCACCGGAGACAATCGTGTCACAGCGATCGGCTTGCCTCACGGCTCCACTATGGGAGCGCAATTGATGGTACAAATTCCACAGCGTGCGGCCAATGGCGTGATGCGCGTGCGTCCTGTGTGGGTGCCGTCAGCAACTGCGAGCGGCACAATCAAATGGCGAATTTCCACGCGAGTAGTGGACACGGCCACGTCAATCATTAGTGACGGGGCACTTGTCTATGACTCTACTACGGGAGATTTCGAGGTGAACGTTCCCCAAACGGAAGTCGGCGTAGTGATTGCCGCAGTCGCAGTCGGCGCTTGGTTGCGTTTGAATGTGCGAAGGCTAGGTGACGATCCGGGCGACACCTACGCCGGTCAGGTCAACTTGATTGGAATTCAGATCGATTACTAAGGAGGTACAATGCGCAAACATTCACTCACTCTTGTGGCAATCATTCTCGCAGCACTGGGCGTGGTTTGCCTTGCTGTGGCGGCCTACGGTGCGGTATGTAGTGACCCGGGAGGTGGCCCTGCGCAACTGTGCCTTGACACCAATCAACTGATTTGCGACCAAGGCAATCCCGTTAGTATTGCAATGCCGAATGCTACTCGCACAGCAACGGCTTGTGACACTGTCACGATATCGCGCACTGATATTTGCCAAACAACAGCCGCAGCGAACGCGATACCATGCGCCGACACCAACGGCAAGATAGCGACGGATTGGCTACCTATCCCTTTGGGCACAGGTATTTTGTATTTCGACGATGCGACCGAACCGGTGCCAGGCTACGGTGTATTAGCTTTGACACCGGTCATTAGCACTGAGGATATTGACAGCGTTACAATCAATAGTGCGAGTGGTGAGACGCTTATTGCCCAATACGTTACTGAATCGTGGTATCCAGGCACGACTGTTTGGCAAGGTGGTGTGTGGTACATTGATCTGTGGCGCTATGTTTCGATCACTAGTGGTACCACCACAATCACGGTAAAAGTGTATAAGCGAGACAGCGTCGGTATCGAAACACTGCTCTTTACCGCTGATACAGGCGACATCAATAATACGACGAACACATACCAAGAGCTGTCAACCACACAAGGCGATTTTTTGACAAATGCGGATGATCGCCTTGTAGCGAAATTGTATGCGACAACAACACATCCGAGTAACGTAACTGTTAGTTTTACCCACAATGGAACTAGTCACTATTCGCATATACACACGCCACTGAGTATCATTGGAGTGTCAACAGGTAAGGTCGCAGCCGCTAATGGTGACGGTTCTGATTACCTCTACCAAAAGCTAGTGGCCGACACTGACGACGGAGTGTACTTGTCGTTAGAGGGAGCGCCACCAAGTCAAACTGTACAAATCCACAGTCAAGGGCTGGTATCGGCTGCTAATGGCGACGGCAATGACTACCTTTACCAAAAACTGTCAGCCGATACATCGCAAGGTCTGTACACTTCTCTAGAAGGTGCTCCGCCCAATCAAACCGTACAGATACATCAGACCGTAGGATCACTAGTCGCTGGAAGCAACGTTATACTGTCGAAAGTGACAGCTACCGGCACAGGTACGGCCACAGGAACTGTTACGAGCCTTTCTAGCACCGACACGGGAACAATCACTGTGGTCGGAGGCAGCGCAGCTATTACCGTCGGGCAAGGTCTTTCGACGTCAACACAAACGGACAGCAGTACGAAGATTTCAATGCGTGTCCCCGAATTGGAATCGGTTCAGTACCTCATGGGGTTTGAAGGAACGACTATGTCAAGCTTCACACTAGTTTCCCCTGGTGTGTGGGAGCACACGGACGCCATAGCGCTTACTGGCAGCTCATTTGTGGAAAGCGGAATTACGGTCAACGCTGGCGATCGAATCCTTGTCGCTCAGCCAGGTACCACCGGGAACACACTCAAACGTTGCCAATCGTCGGCGAACGGGGGGATCAGCAACGGTATCTTCGAGGTCATCTCCCCTGGGGAGGCTGGCGTCACAAAGCCGCGCATTTCACGCGACTACGATGCAATGGCGGAGACAGATTTTGTTGACGGTATGATGGTTGTGGTCAGGACCGGAGCGTTGCACAGTGGGAGTCATTGGCGCTACAAGCACTTCGGCTCGTTTACATTGGACACCGACAAAGTGTGCTTTGACGAATATGGCGGCGCTTACGATACCTCAGTGAAAGATGTCAACGTTTTGTTATCTGACACTACAGGGAATAATGCAAGCACAGATAACCACGGCTTTTTGCCGAAGTTGAGCGGCTCCCAAGCCGATGTCATGCGTGGTGACGGTTCGTGGGGGTCGCCTACGACATCGCAAACGGTATCGTGGGTGCTCGCCTACTCAGTTGATTTTGCGGCGCAAGCTGATCAGACTGTAACCAGCAACGGAAACTACACCATTGACGGGAAGACCTGGACTACATCAAACTATGCAAGCGCTACAACATTTACTATCGGGACTACTGGGGGAGGAATCTACATCGCCCACAGCTCCGCAAACACTAGCGACCTCGGCACTACGTTTACGTGTCCAACCATTGCCGCCAACGTCGCGAACCTTAGTAGTGACCTGACACCCGAAACCATGACAGACATGTTTGTCATGGTGAACTCGGTGTACACTGTTGCGCCAAATCAAAACTACGAACGTTACGTAATTGGCTTAGCGCTCAATACCGCTGACGACAATACGCCTGCTACCACATCGTGGAAGATCCGCGTTTGGCCGGTACAGTACAACGGCACTTATTCAGGATTCGGAGCCACGCACATCGGTGTTACGACACCACCGAGTTCGACTTCGGACGTATACTCCGGAACGTTTACAGGCGGCGTCAACAATACATACGATGCTACCGGATTTTGGCAACACATGCAGCACTCTATTAGGACATTTCGCGGTCAAATGAGTGGCGGCAACTTCCCGACAATCGGAACCTCTAGTTGGGAGCAACTTGCCGAGACAGTACCTGTGACTACAACTTATGTGATTCAAGGTGCGGGCGGTCGCGGACGCCGCACGTCCGTGTATTTTTCAGCGTGCACGCAAGGCGGAAACGGCGCAAACGACGCGCAGATCAAAAAACTTGCGATCTACTTGCGGAAAGCGGCGGGGTAGGCGAACATCTTCTCGGAAACTGCGTGGCTGATACCGGTAGGCTGTGCGGTTCGAAATGAGTCCGGTACTGAACAAAGGAGGCCGACAATGCCAGCAAATCCAGCAACGGGACCAGCGCTCACAGCGCACAGTCAAGCCATCACCCGCGTCGTTTCAGCTACCGACGCGTTCAATGCTTCTCGCGCGGCTTTGATCGCAGCACAGGCGGCGTACGATGCTGCCGCTGTGGAAATGGAGGCTTCGTATCAGAACCTCGCGGACAAGGCAACGGCGGTGTTGCAGACCATTGCACTGGGTACCGGTTTCGTACCGGCGATCGAACGCACTGTCCTCATGCCACCCCTGGTGTCGTAGCAATACCCCTTGTGCTCGCAGCGGAGGTGTTCGCTGCGAGCATACGTTGTACTATTGATAAGTAGGAGCCGCTTTATGGAAAGCCCGATCGCGCGCATCAAAGAACTGATCCACGGCAGTATTGCGGACCACGCGAATGAGTGCGCACATTCGGGATCCGTTGAATCACTCTGGAAAGAAGTGAGCCAAATGCGCGAACGCATAACAACGTTAGAAAAGAGTCAAGCTGAGGAACGAGGTGCTGCGCGTGAGGCGGCAGCCAAGAACGTAAGAACTGTCCAGCTTTTCGCGGGCATATCTACACTAGCTACTGTAGTAGGATTTGTGTTGCAACACTTAGTGCGACACTAGACTTCTTGCAGTGATCCCCAATTGGCGCCGCGCTCCTCTTCCGTGAGCACCGGCACACGCAATGGGAGCGCGGTTTCCATTATGTGTTTCATTTCACGAAAAGCTGCGTCTGTATTGCCAGGGTCGCTGAAATCTTTTTCATCGTGCACAATCAAGCGCGGTACTCCGGTGTACGCGTACACACCCGACGTCCAACAGCGCAACATGGCGGCTTTGAACAGATCCGCAGCGCTACCCTGCAAAAGCCGATTGAGTCCGCGATAGGCATAAGCGCGCTTGATCTGTCCGTACTGCAGCAATGCTTGCTGATACGGAAACGGTTGGGTGCCGCGTTCGTGTGCAGACTCCCACAGGTCAAAGCGACTGCGCCGATTGAGTATCGTTGTGATGTAGCCCTGCTGTTCAATCTTCCCGATGCAATCCTGCATCGTTGCACGCACGAACGGAAGTGCTTTGTGGTAACTGTCTAAAATCTTCTTGGCTTCATTGCGTGGCTGCTGTAGTAGCTCCGCCATGTGCCCCTCGCCAATGCCGTAGACTGCGCCGAAGTTGAGATTCTTCGTCAGGAATCTGTGAAGTTTTCGCAACTCTGCTGTAGATAAGTCCCATCCTGCAATGGGAGCGACAAGTTGCTGTACCCACGCGTGGTAATCGGTTTTGGGATCTTCACAGTACTTACGGCGAGCTTCGTCTGCGCCACTCCCGACCGCGAAGTGTACGAGAAAGCGATACTCGATTTGCGAGTAGTCAAATTTGCGCCATTGCTCGTGACCACTATCCGGCACAAACAAACTGCGCAATTTTTTGCCCCATACTTTGTCACGTATTGGAATGTTTTGCAGATTTGGATCTGTGCCGCTGAATCGCCCGGACCGTGCGCCGGTTTCGTCTGCACGTAGCGGATTGAAACTGCAGTAGATCTTACCATCGACGTGCGCGCCAAGTATGTAGTTTTCCACAAAGGTGGTGCGCAATTTGTCGAGCTTACGAATCTCCATTACAGCGTCTGCAACGGGATTGTGGCAAGCGGCGAGAAAGTCTTTCGTGAAACTAGGTGCTCCTGTAGCGGTACGGTCGTATTTGTATCCAAAGCGATCGAATGCTTTGGCAATGCTTGCCGCAGCGTTGACGTTTACCTCGAAGCCGACAATTGAGCGCAGTTTAGCTTGCTCAATTGTCGAAGCTGTTAGCAGGTCAGAACGAACCCGGTCAGCGTGTTCGAGGTCAACGGCTACGCCAGCGAAGCGCATTTCCACAAGTAGCGGGATGAGCGCACACTCCATGCGGAATAAGTCAAGCAAGCCTTCGGCCTGCAATCGTTGCCATTGCTTGTCGAGCACAGAGAAAGGCAAGTCAACGTCGCCTTCGGCGTAGGGACCTACAAGGCGCGGAGGTGCGCGCCAGATGTTTGCCCGCTGGTCTGCACCTCCGCCATACCAAGCGCGACACCAATCGTAAAGTTGTGACGACGTTTTGCCTCGGCCGAGATAGCGTTGGCCAAGGTCGTCTAGGTTTACTGTTGCGGCTTCGTCTAGTAGCGCTTCGGCGAAGTCGACAGCGAATAGTTCGCCTTGAACGTGTACGCCTTCTTGGCGAAGCCAACCGACATCGTAGATCAAGTTTGCGCCGAGCTTCGGCTGTGTCGTCCGTGCAAGCTCGACAGCCGCCCATGCGAGCACATGTGCGGGATCTAGATTGTCTTGCGGCTCAACAGTGTGCCGCAGGGGAAAATACCAGCGGTGTCTGTCATCTGTGCCAACCGACAAGCCGACAATGTGCCCGCGTCCGCGTGCCCAGCCCGGACCGCGGTCGACCAATTCTGGATCGTAGGCTTCGACGTCGATGGCTAACGCGTGCGCGGTTGCGAGGTTCGGGAAGTCGCGAGGTGTCCGCCATCCTGTCTCGGGTATCGGTGGCCTGAGCCGCGTAACTGGCGCGGCGTTGTCATGCCAGAAAAGACCGGTCATATAGCACGTGCTATACGATTGCGTGCTGCTTGCAATTGGCGAGGTGCACTTGCTAGCACGTCATTCCATTTGCGTGTTTCTACCGATGCCCATTGCCGAGAAAACAATTGCCAAGCAATTGGACGAACATTCCTCAACAAATTGGGATTGGTGACAAACAAGCGGAATAGCTCTGCGAACCACTCATTGTCGTTTGGGCATTAGCTAGTTAGCGGTTTTGGATCGATAGGTCGCCATCGATGCGATAGTATTCCGCCTGCAGCGCCGTGTTGTCCGTCAACATGATGACCAAGCTCATGAGCAAGCACGCCGAATGGTGTTCGGTCAACAACGTAACCGGGATAACTCCATTGCCTTCCGGCTGTGCCGGTTGCTGCACACATGTGCGGCCAGATCTCAATAGTGCCGTTGCGGTAGTAGGCGCATACGCCAAAGTCGCACTTGCCTTTCCAGTGCTCTAGAACGTAAGGCGGTTTTATGCAGTTAGCTTCACACCATGCTTGTATGAGCTGCTTTCCTAGCGACAACATTTCAGCTTTTGTCATGTGACACCCATGATCACCCCGCGCACGCGTTCACCGGTGAAGCGGCAAGGCTGCGGATAGTCGGCGAAGTTAATCGCTGTAGCGAGGCCTTCCAACGCACGCAATTGGCGCAAGCTAAAGCGAGGTCCTGTGTGTAATCCTGCTAGTGTAACGTGTGCGCCTTCCGACGTGTGCGGCGTAGTTGCAAGGCCTTCTTCTACCAAAAAGACATCCTCGCCGAATGAAGCGAGTTGCGCAAGTGCTGCGAAGAAGCCGTTAGGCAGTTTGGGAGCATCGGCGTCAGTGTGGCTAAGCAGTGACGTCAACGCCTGCGGCCACGTCGTCGGATATAGTAGCGTACGAAGCCAGCGTCCGTCTGCAAAATGAAACGTAGCGCTGCGCTCTGCAACCTGCAGACGCGTAGGCGCTTTTCCAATGCGGATCAATTCACGCACAGCAGGCAGTGGAATATTGATGTCGGTAGCTAGCAAGTGGCCTAACCAATACTCGCACAAAATGACGTTGTTTGTAGCATAGGCCGAAGCACCGCGAAGCAACACGCCATTGCTCCATTGCCGGTTTGTATCTGTGGACACAAGCGGTTCTAGTGCTTCAAGCGCTGCAAGGAAGCTAGCACCTAGCGGCACCTCGAAGCCTTCGGGGCACACACGAGGGAACGTTTCGTGTGTGCAAGGTACTACTACGCGTAGGGGACCGCTTTGCACAGCTAGACCTTGCTCTGTAAGGTGCAACTGCGCAGGTTCGGTGCAGGCTGCGATCGCCTTGGCGAAGATGTCTGCACGCGGACAAGCGGCAAGGTCAAGCACTACAGGAGCGCATAAAGCCACGGTGCCGTTGAAGGACACGACGTATCCGCCCCCCACAGCTATGTGCTGCAAGGCAGGAGAGTAATCGCTTTTAGCGACTGCTCCTGACACAAACTTGAGTGCCTGCAAAAGATCCATTGTAGGGCCGCTTGCATCGTCGCAATGCCGGGGACCGTAAGCCGTATTGGCTAGCGCATTTCGCGCACTGGCGGTATCTACCTTTGCCCCCATGGCGGCTTCGCTTCGTTGCAGATCTCAGGGTGACTAGTCCTTCGCCTGCGTATAGCCCGTAGGCCTCACCTATCTGTACCATACCCCAATCTAACTAAGGCAATATAGCGTCGCAGGCGCCGACTATAGGCACCTTCGCGACATCGGTGCGCGTTGTCTCGTCCTGATTGCCGCGAGTCTAGCAGCAGCAGGCCGACGCAGCACAATAACCAGAGTGGCATTTGTCGTGCTCCTCAGGGTGGCCGCAACCTCTCGATGGTTGTGGCCACGAGCGAAGCGCGACTAGTCTAGCCTTGCTGCGAGCGCAACCACGGCGGGATGGACGCCGCAGGCACAGCGGTCGGTGCGATCACCGACGGCACGGCAGCGGCGGGAATGGGGGAAACCGCGGGTGGCGCAGCAGGGGCGACGGCAGCAGGCATCGCGAATGGCGGTACCTGCGCGCCCGGCTGTGCCGTTGGAGGAAGCGAACCGGGTTGCGCACCGATAGTCGGCGCCGACGGCGTTGGAATCGACGGCGGTGTGGACTGCGGAGCCTTAGCCGACGCGTTTTGCTTGCCAGCTGCGAAGCCACGCGGCAACTTGGGCAGGCCCTGCGAGCCTCGCCACTTGCTGTATTGCGTGGCAACGGTCAACTCGTTGACCGGTTGTCCGTTGACGGTCGGGCTGTATTGCCGGATTGCCTGCAACAGTTCATCCTTCGTGGGCGCGCGGCCAAGCTGCTGGTTCAACCCATCGCAGTAATCATACACCAGGCCTCCGATGGTACCGGCACCCGGACGTGACGGAGTTGCCGGCGGAGGAGTGGCCGCAGGCGCGACGGGAGATACGGCAGACGGCGCCGCTGCGTTCGGTGCGGCAACAGCAGCCGGCGTAGGCTTGCTGGTGTCGAGCGCACGATTGGCGAGATAGGTTTCGATCTGCACTAGCTCTGTGAGCTTGGCGGAGATATCCGCCAGTAGCTGTTCGATGGCAGAGGTGGTGTTGGCTGCGTGAGCTTCGGTCATGCTGGATCCTTTCGTGTCGGGTTTCGTTGCGTAAATGGTTTCGGCGGTATGTACTTTGCGCGTTGACTTCTTTTGCTTCGCGGTCGCCTTCTTGGTCAACCGTGACGGCTTGCTAGCCGTCTTCTTTTTCGAGCGAGTAGCCATTCTCGAATCCTCCGGGGTCAGTTGTGGACAGTAATCGTATTGCGAGAGTTTTGCAAGCCTGAATTGCGGAGTTGTAGTTGGTCGACGCTAGCTCGTAACCCGTTGTGTTACGATACAAGCGCTGCAGTTGGCCGCGCGTTAGCGCGCTGTAAGTCCGACTGACAGTAGCGTCACCTTCGACGTAATGATGCGGCGGATGCTGAGGATTCAGTATTAACAAGAATTGTGCCGCCGTCACATCTATTATAATGCGCATTGCCGTTCTTTTTCCGCACGCAACTCTTTGGCGAGCCACCGCCAGTGACCGAGGTGCCAACTGCGCACATGTCGGAGGCACATTATGAGAATTTGTTTCTGCACCAGGCGCTCAATGCGTTCGCGCGAAGATTGGCGCTGATATCTGCGTTGCAGTTCTACCCGTCCGATATAGTTGTACAACTGCGTCATTTGCGTGTGCTCGGCGTAGATATGTCGTCTAGCCACAAGCGCAGATCGCGCGCGGGCATAGCTTTCATTTGCAACGTTGTTTCGAGGTCCCGTATCCGGCGCTCTAGTTGACGGTGATGCTGTAGACCTCGAAGATAGAGTGTGTAAGCCCACAGCGCCACAACGCTGAGTAGGATTGTTCCGAGCAAAAATAGCGTGGCTGATATATCAGTCATGAGGGCTACCTCACCTCGACCAAATCCAGCTCCTCGGCCACGTAGCGTATGGGCACGGCCTCGCGACCGGCTTTTTTATCGTATTCGTGCCGCGGTCCGTCGGTCCAGCCGACGATGAAAAATGTTCCACACTGCACACAGCAAGCCTTGACTGGTGCCGCGTACCCGGGCGCCGCGGACGGACGCTCTTCTGGCGCGCACACCGGGTGTACGCCTGTGATGTTGCAACGCGAGTGTCCGAGCAGGCTGCGCGCCGGCCACACTACCGTACCTACTGCTGGTCTCTTCGTCGTCTTAGTCATCGTCTCGTCTCCTGTTTCTGTCACTTGGCCGTCGCCAATGCCTTGGCGATCTTTCGTACCTCGGCGACCAACTTGCGCGTATCGATCCACGCACGGCCAGTCTCAAAGTCAACGTCGAGGCCTGGCACCTGCTCAGCAAGGTGGCGAAGCGCGCCGGCAGGCAGATCGATGTGTAGGCGACCGGTGCCTACGCTACCGCGACCCACCTCGCATACCACGTCATCCTCTCCGTGCAGTCGCTCGTACTCGTCTCGGATCATCGCTAGCCTTGTTTCCTTCGTCGTCATCGTCTCATCTCCTTACTTCACCACCGAGCCCCGTCTTCGTCAATCGCGACCCAACGTCCATCGGCCCACACAGCGTGCTCTGGGCCGTCGCCAAACGCGCTCGCCACGTCAGACTCGCAGGCATCGATAATATCGATGGACACTTGCCCGCGGCTGTATTCTCCGGACTCTGTCAGCTCGGCGCCGAGAGCCTCTTCGAGAGCTTCGAGCGCATTGTCTAGATCCGCAGGCGATCCGTGCAGGGTTTCCGCCGCAACCATCGCGCGGAAAATCGTGTCGTCGTCCGAAGTCTCGTAGGTGTTCGCGATCGTCGTGTAAGTAGTCATGGTGTCCTCCTCGTCTTCCTCCTCACACTGGCAGACCAAGCTCAGTCCCATCGCATCGGCAGCGCTCACGTGGTATGCGCCGTGTCCGTGAAAATCCGCGTACCCGCTCGCCTTGGCAATGCGGTACTCCCAGTCGCTGATCGCGGCGCGCAGCTGCTCAACGGTCGCGCAGTCGCCGAAATCCGCGGAGCGCACAGCCTCGCGCAGTTCATCGTCAACGTCGTCAACAGCGGCGAGCAGGAAGTCATACCAATCTTCGGCTGCGGAGCACGCGTCGGATAGCGTATGGTACGTCTCGCTAGCGTTTCCGTCAGACAGTGTGTATGCGGTCTGCATCGTCGTGTCCTCCGTGATTCAGGTTATCGGTCCGGTCTGCCTCCTCCGGTTTCTGCGATGATTTCGTAACAGAGTTGTATCAGTTTCTCACGAGCGATCTCTTCATCTGGAGACAGTTTGTCGTCGTCGATGTGCTCAAGGCAGTCCGCAAGCTCATCA